AAATGTGTTATTTTCTAATCTACCCTGTCTAAAATGTAAGAAAAATCCACTGTTGTTTGAGCCAGCGCCTTGTCCGTCATCTCTATACAAGAAAGCTAATCTGTTTCCTGGTAATGGCTCTTCTTCATAAATTTTTTCATCATCAATAGCTGTGCTTACAATTTCAAAAGAAGTTGTTATACTATCAATGTTTTTTGAAAAACTGTATATAGGTAATCCATTTGATGTTGTAGCGTTGAGTCTGTATTGTTCTGTTAATACACTGTCAATAGTTTCTTTTTTGATACTTTTACCAAATTTTGCTTCTGCAGGTAAGGCTGCATTTAACACTTTTATAAATTGCTCATACCAATCTGCATTTGTAGAATCATTCCATTGTACAACTTGCTGACTTAAATTTGTGCCGTTTGAATCAAAGACATCTTCTGTGGTGCTTACACTTTCAAATTTTAATAATCCATTTGCACTTTGATTTCTTTTTGGATTGTAGCTTACTAGTCTTGCTAATCTTAAAACACTTTCTCTTCGTTCAGCTGTTTCTATATAGTTTTCTCTAGCATTAAGATCAGCACGAAATGCAAGGTTCTGGCCAAGAAATGCAATCAAATCAATTAATGCTAAGTATTCTGAACTTTCAATATAATCATTAAAATCTTCTGGGTANTTTTGCCGAATATAATTAATCATTGTTCTACGCAAATTATCAAAGTCATAACTTTGAAAATCGGCATATTTAAAACTTTGATAAACTTTCTTCCAATCTTCTGCTAAAAGAAGTCTATTTTGACGTTCAGTACTGGCCATTTATCATTCCTTAATTTATATAATATTTATCTGAAAAATAAAGTACGCACTTTAAATTAAACCAGCAGATTCATCAAATGTTAAACGCATACTTTCCGAAATGTTGTAAGGCAAATATGTTAAGTTACATTCTATTTGAATACCGCTTTCAAAACTATCAATAGTAACATTATTAACACTTACTCTTGGATCGTAATTGATAATGTCAGTAACATTTTTTATAATTGCTTCTTTCAAACTATCTGTTAAAGGTTCAAAAAGCACATCCCATATAATTGTACCAAACTCAGGATTTTCTAATTTTTCGCCTTGACGTATGTGAAAATGATTTACAATATCTTGCTTTATTAATTGTAAGTCATATTTTACAAAATTTCTAGTGTTTTTATCTACTGTGCTAATACCTCTGTATTTTTTAGACTGCACAGGTGATTCGTTAGAACTAGATCCAACTGCAATACTTTTATATAATTGTTTTTCATTTACTGACATAACGTATTTATTTCCGCTTAAAATGGCACAACATAACTTTTACCATTGTAATTTTTTATTCTTTGGTTTGAAAAAATTGTACCTGTAAATAATTCAGCACCTGCTGGTATTACATCTTGTAATACTTGGTTTGATACTTGTCTTACTTCGTTAACTAGATTTACTGGCACATTATTAAAAGTAAAGTTTGTGCCTGTGTTAGTTGTCAAAACTTTTTCTAATTCTTTGGCAGCTAATTCTGACTTTGCCGCTAAGTTTCCAAAAACATTATCTCCTGTTACAGGAAATACTTTTGCATCCATTGTTCTAGCAGTTGTTGCAATATCTTTCATATTATTTGCAGGATTTACAAAAAAACTTATTCCTCCTGCAACAAGTCCTGCTGTTTTAGGATCAATGCTAGGCAAACCAATTTTATCTAAAACCTTAGCACCTACACTACCTATTGCTCCATCTATAACAGCTTTTGGTAAAGGATCTAATCCGTTATAGGCAGTAGATAGTGTATCACCTAATCCTTTTACAGCAGATGAAAAATCTCTTACCACAGGACCCATTCCTGGTATCTCACTTATTACATTACCTAAACCAGTAAATAATGTTTGACCTACATCGGCTAAAGCACCTGCCATTCCGCTGATTGCATTACCTATGCCTTCTTGAATTGAACCTACAACATTGCCAAATACATTTGTTAATGAAGTTGTGCTTAAAAGATTACTCATTACACTGTCTAGTTGTCCTAACAATCCTTGTACTGCTCCGCCTATAATTTGACTCAAACTACCTGGTAATCCTTGTAAAAAAGAATCTAATGTAATTTCAACCACTGATTGAGAAGCATCTTGTATTGCAGTTCTTGTTTCAACATAATCTTCTTTTGGTGCAGCAGTAGTGCCTGCTTTTGTTGTTGGTGCACCACCTTCACCTCCTCCTTGTGCATTTCTGCCCATTGCTTGATCAGCTTGTTGTTGATTTGTAGGAGATGTTGTTGTTCTTCCCATTGCTTCATCAGCTTGTTGCTGATTAGTTCTATTTGCACTGCCCTTTGTGCCAACTGCTCCGTTGTTTACAGGCCAGGTATCTGCCATTATTCTTCTCCTGGTGTTAATTCATTCATTGGTTTTCTATCAGTTTGTACAGGTCTGTCTTCATAATGTTTGTCTTGGCTTTCTGTATCTACTGCTTCTGTTTTATCTGGTAGTGTTTCGGGTGGGTTCCAGTTTTCGTGTCCGTCCCAAGGTTCGTGTTGCGGAACACGTTTAGGAAACTTTGCTTTTAGAGGTAGTGTTGCTTCAGCAGCACTTTCTCCGCCGTTTAATTGTACATCAGGACCACCGTCTATCCAAACAGTTCCTCCAGATGTTATCTTTAAATCTTTTGAACTCTTAATGCCTATTTCATTTGCTACTGTTGTAAGCATATCGTTTGTAACTGTAGTTTCTAAATTATTTTTACATTTGATTTTGCCATCTATTCCTACAAGTAATTCATAGTTTTTTGCAACACTTTGAAATATATTTTCATTTACTATCATATTGATATTTCTTCCGGCTTCAAAATTAATATCTCTGTCTGCTGTAAAATTCATATCAACTTCTGTATGGAAACTAATTGTGTCCTGTGCATATACATCTAATTTACCGTTACTTGTCATTTCAATCCAACAAGTTCCTTTACTATTGTTGATGTAAATTAAATCTTCACTTGTATTCATTAAAATTTGTGCGCCGGTACGTGTGCGTAAGCGTATCATTTCATTTGCAGGACGAGTAACATCTCCACCGCTTTCGCTTGCTTCTTTGTTGATATATTCATATGGTGTATCAGCTGGNGAACCTTTGCGTATTAATTTATCATCACCATCGTCTATAACAATGCTACTACTACCTAATCTGCTTACTGGAATATTTGCTTTTGATTCTTTTAATCCAATTGGTGCTGTTGGTTTGCCGCCTCTTTTATCTAAAGGTCCTGGGCTACTAAATCCTACCACTGCACTAGGTGTTTCTCTTTGGGCACTTGTTGATGTTATTCCCCTAATGTCATCCTCTACAAGTCCTTGTTCTAACAACTGGTTTACAAATTCATCATTTATAGGACGTTTGTATTTTAATAAATTATTAGTTTGTGGTTTTGTAAGTACTTTGTTATATTCTCCTGCTGGCAATCTTTTACCTTTAAGATCACTTGGTACTTGACCTGTAAGTTGTTCGGTTGCTGGTTGTCCTCCAGGTAACATAAATGTCATTCCTTTTTCAGGAATACAAGCAAACCAATAGCCAAAATCTCTACTGCCTTCAACAAATGTTACAAGAACTAGACTACCAGGATCAGGAGGTACTGCCCACCAACCATAACTTTTTTGTGTGCTTGCATAGTCATCATTTTTCCGTGGACCGTTTTGGCTATTTGTTGTTCCATAAAAAGGACTTGCATAATAAACTTCAACTGTTTGACCTACAGTTTCTCCTATATTTCCTGCTTCTGATGTTTTTAAAAGCTCAACTCGTAAACCTCCAAGATATAGACTATCTAAATGTTCTATCACTCTTGCAATATACGGTCCAGGATTGCGAGTTGCTACACCTGAATCTGTATTTCTTGTTACTTCATTTTTATTAGGTATATCATTCATTTAGTTTGGCCCATATGGTGTATAGCTTTGTTGCGACGGTGCAGCATTTATAATTTTTGTTTTTAAATCACCTGTAGCAGTTTGCTTGTTATCTTGTGGCTGATTAGGTCTGCGTAATAATTTTAATCTTTGTGTAAATTGTCCTTTGTTAAATCTATTTGTTAGTGTAGTAACACGATACAATCCACTGAACGCATCTACTGGTATTGTTTCTTCTGGAAATATCATTCCTCCAGTTGCATCATTATAATCAATTGGTGTTCTAAAATTAACAATCACATCAACTTCACCACGTTGATATTCTATGCTTCCGTTTGCAGTTTCGTTTTCATCTATTTGACCAGCTGTAAAATTTCCCATACCACTATCAAATATATAATACGGATCTCCTATTATTTCTAAATCTAACATTACCAAATCAACAAAACTGTTNATAATATTATCGTTGAACATTTTAGCAATACGTACTTTATTATTATCAATAGCGCCTCCACCGCCGCCTTGCAATGTGCTTCGTTGAGTTGGTATTTGTTGTGAGAAACCTGTACCACTAAGACTTGTTGTAGCTTGATTTGTAATAAACAAATCGTTTTTTTGTTTTACAATATTTTGTTGTAATCCGCCGCCTTTTCGTTCGAAATTGTTTTGCCCTGCATCAGACATAATAGATTTAAAAAATGCCGCATTAATCTGTATATCAAAATTAATTATATCATTATTTGCACCTGTGTAGATGTAATTGTATTCTCTTTTAGCAAGTTCTCTCAGTTGTTCATAACTTAATCCTGGATCAGAAGGTTTCTGTAAAGCACTACTATGTACTTTGTAAGGCACTACTCTATAGTGATACGTTTTTGCTGTAGTTCCGTCTTGTAATTCTTTTCCAGTGCCATTTTTAATAAATGTTTGTGCATCAATCCTAAACCAATCAACCATACCTTTATCATCAGCAGGCCTGTCTTTAAGTTCTTGAGCCCAACTACTAGATGTAACAACTTCTTCGATTATTTTTGTTATTTTTTCGTCAGAATCAAATGTAAAACTACGTTGCACAGGATCAACAACATTCTTTCCTCTTGTATAAACCATATTCTTCTTATCGTACTGCTGACCACTTTTGCCCATAGGTACTTTACCGCCATCGTTGTAATTTTTTGCAACTACTGCATTACCAATTTGATTTACAGTTCCACTATCTTGTGCCAAAGTAATTAAACCTTCAGTGATATTACTTTTGTTAAAAACCATTCCTGTAACACTACTAAGAAAAGCATCAAAATCTTGTGGTGCTTGTGCTC